ATGATAAGATGCAGCACATTCACTTTAAACTGCTTGATTCATATCTTCAGCTACATAATCTCCAGGATTACCATCAAAAGAATTATTCTCAGCATTAAATACTCCCTCAGAAGTAAGCCCAAAAGGAGTGCTAATTAGGTAGAAGTTCTGTTGCAGAGTAGTCCTTACGGGGTTAGCAAGACTTGCGAATACCCACCTCCCATCAACGTAAACGGTTAATTGGGTCAAAGGCAGAGTTTTCTTGGCGATTGTTTTTATTAAGTCTAAATCTTTCATACCTTATTTAGGTACTTGGAAGATAAACTTAAATAGTTCCTCGTTCAATCCAGCTAATTGTTGGATCATATTTGAAGTGATAGTTGTTAAAAACTCGTTAGTCACTGTAGGGATATCCTCGTCATTACCTAGCCCGTATATCTCAAAACCAATATGGCATATCTCATGCAGCAGAGTTCCACGGTAATCCTCAATACATTGGTTGGGATCAATAACTAGAAGCGATTTTTCAAACTCGACACAACCATAAAGGTTATCTTTGGTCAAAGCTTTTTGCTCAATTTTAAATGTCTTGATTCCCGTGAATATCTCCATAGGATGTACAGGGAAAGTTTTTTTGGGGCTCATTCTGAGTCTCCTGTAAATAGCTCATCCCCTTCGGACATTCTTAATGTACTGTAATCAATGTCCATAGGGATTGCGAACCTATTCCTACCATTTCTAGACTTCATAACAAAACCTCTCATCTTTCCTTCATCGTACTCTTCTTCAGTTTGGTTCAAAGAGAAAGCGAAATCGCAAGTTCGAATCTTACCGTAGGAGTCTCCAAGCTCTGAATCTGTAATAAACTTCACCATCTTCCCTTGTCGGTTGGTTTGCGTAGCAGTCCAGACAAGGAGGTTATGCTCCATAGCAACACCACGAAGCTCCTCAGCAATCCTCTGTTGCGCGTGATACTCTTGTTGAATATCCCTAGTAGGTCGAAGCAACTCAAGGTAATCTACAATCAAAAGATCAGGCTCAAACTCCTCATAGTTTTTAAGTTGTACCAAGAGGTTTCGAATGGTATTAATTGTAGCTTGACCAGTAGGGAATTCCTTGATAATAAGTTCACTCCCAGGAAACTCCTCCTTAAAGATTTCCAACCTTTCATTTACAGTAAGTTGGTTAGCAGGATCTTTAAGCTTACTCTGAGGTACAAGGGTCATAATGGAATCAAACCTTTGAGCAATCTTATCCTCACTCATTTCACAAGAGACGTACAAGACTTTCCTACCTTCAATCATGGAGTGAACCCCCTGATTAACAAGATACAGGGACTTACCCACCCCAGGAGGGGCAACCACCATAGCCATTTCTTTCGAACCTAAACCCCCCTCTAGGGATTTATTGATTTCAGGTAGGACGGTCTTGTACTTATTCTCGTTCTTCTTATTAAAGATACGGTCCCAACGACCCGCAATATCAGCGAAGTAGTCTTGACCTGTATCCACATCCCGATTGATAAGCAAGGCTTGTTTAACAATAGCCTCAACCTCATCAATCCGATCATCTTTGATTAGCAAAATGCTATCAGCAATCGCACTCTTCATTGCCTCTTTCTTAGCGAAACCTTCTACGAGGTCAAGCATATACTCAGAGTTGCCCACGGTAGAGCTATCCACGTTGTTAATATAAGAAAGCTCATCCTCATAATCGGATGCATTCTCTCGGGCTCCCAGAGTAGGCTTCACATCTTGGATAATAAAATCATCCGTAGGAAGCTTCCCATACTTTTCGTAATGCTCCCTGACCTTCGTAAAGATCTTGGAATGAGAAGGGAACTCAAAGTACTCGGGTTGAACCAGATTAACAATCTGGAGGTAAAAGTCCTTGTTAGACTTTAAGAGGTAGAGAACTCCTCGTTGGATGTTCTCGCTGAAATCGTATGCCATGCTAGGTTGGTTTGTTTTTATTTGGTTTCGCTATATCTAATTTTTCGCTTCCGATGTCCTTGTAGCCCATCTTGTTCGCCCTATCATAGGCATCGGAGGTTAGCTTTCTAGATCTTTCTACCTTTTGTTTAGCCTCATCATGGCTAACCTTCTTTATCCCTCTAGAATCAGCGAACTTATCCCAATTAATATTTGCAGACTTGTAGCGGAAATTCTCATCATCCATAGCCTTCTTGGTCGTTTCAATACTCTGGTTGAGCCAGCGATCTCCACTCTTCTTGTCATATCCTTTCTCATGGAATTTCTTATACCTACGTCTTACACTGTGGAAGTCCATAGCTCCTCTGTTCCCCGATTGGTTCCCTGTGCCATCGTCCTTAAAGGATACCCCTAAGTTCTGCTTCTCGTAATACCTATCTGATAAATGCTTACACTTAGGGCACTTAGTTCTCATAGGAGCTTTTCCTACTGCACAATCCCTGTCCCACCAAATGTTACAGTCTCTACATATCCATTGAAATATTGCCATAACTAATCTTCCCAATTAGGATCATCAAAATCAGAAAGTTTTCTGAATTTAGAATCTCCTTCTGTATTCAAGTTCTTATTGCTGTTATCAGCAGTCTCCACCTGTGAGTGAACAGGCATCTCCTGACTCGACTCCGAGTTCAAGTTCTTCTTCTCTCCGCATATATCTTTCAATGTTTTCCTCCGTTAAAGGGATTGCTTGGAGGGGCTCATTCCCCTTTGAACCAGCACGATACACGGTCAACCCTTTAAGGTAAGGAGCATAATCCAAAGCTGCTTGAGAAAAACTCTCGGGGGTTGCCTCGGCTGGTAGATTAATTGTTTTTGAGATACAAGAGTCGATATACTTTTGGATCGTAGCTTGTACTTTAATATGTTCGTCAGGAGAAATGTCATAGGCTCCGACGAAAGGCTTAAGGGATTTACCTTCCTCCCAGTACTGTTGGAAAAGTGGATCAACGACAAGCTTCTCCTTCCAGATGTTATTGTATCTCCAACGCCTGTTGTACATAGCAGAGAAGATCGGTTCAACCCCAGAGCTAACTCCATGAAGCATTGAAATAGTACCGCATGGTGGAATGGTAAGCATTACAGCATTCCGAATACCATATCTCTTGATAAGCATTCTAATACGGGCGGGAAGAGTTTTTGCAAAATCCTCGTTAAGGTATTTCGCGGAGACAAACTCAGGGAAGGGAGTTTTATCCCTAGCCAAGTAGATAGACATCTTATAAGATTCATCTCGGATCGTAGAGAAGAGTCTCTCCAAGAACTCTAGGCAAGATTCACTACCATAACTCAAACCTAATTTAATAAGCATATAGTGGAGTCCAGTAACACCAAGCCCAATCCTGCGCGACCTCTCTCCTACGAGTTTGCATTCCTCGGTAGGAAAAGTATTCACTGTAAGGACGTTATCTAGAAAGCGGATTCCAGTCCTGACAGTCTTTGCCAAACGTTTCCAATCGAGATCGCTACCGTCAGCAAGTACCATATTGTTAAGATTAATATTCCCCAAACAACAATTCCCATAAGACGGTAGGGAGATTTCACCGCAAGGATTCGTTGAATCCAAACTTTCAAAGTACGAAACATTAGTATAACTATTAGCTAGGTCGATGTTGTAGATCCCAGGATCTCCAGACTCGACGGAGTTTTTCCAAATCATATCCCAAAGCTCTTTAGCTTTGATATCTCTTTGCCCAATCATCTCAAAGGAATCAGTCCAAGCCTCTTTATGGAAGTTCTCTGCTCTACAAAGAGCGTCCTCTTCATCCATACCGAGGACACTAACAATTTCATGACGATCTTCTTCAGTGTTTACACGGGCGAGGTCGTAAGAATGATACTCTTTGTTGTTGAATGTGAAGAACCAATCTTCATTAAGCTCGACTGCCTCAAGGAATCTATTAGTGATGGCTACAGAGACATTGAAGTTATTAAGCTCTCCGTGGTCTAGCTTGACACTAAGGAATTCCAGTAGGTCTGGGTGAGTGATATTAAGTATACCCATGAGAGCGGTTCTACGATTTTTACCTGCTCGTACATGCTCTCCAACCTCATTAATCATTTTAAGAACAGAGACTGATCCAGGGGCAGAGTTTTTTACACTACCAATGTGATCTCCTTTAGGCCGAAGCTTGGATACGTTAAATCCTACCCCACCACCCGCGCAAGAAATGCGATACATGTCTTGAATGGTTTTGCCAATAGAATCAACAGTGTCCTCAGGTACAATAACATAACAATTAAGCAAATTGTGATTACCACGATTCCTGCCTGAGCCATATATAATCCTGCCGCCAGGAATAAGATCACCGGATCCAATAGACTCGTAAAAAAGCTTTTCAATTTTTTCTTTATCATCATCTCTCTCAGCCGAAGCTATAGTTTTAGATATTACTTTTGCTCTGTCTGCCCACTTAGTCTCGCCTGGATAGGCGTATCTAGCTTCAAAAATCTCTTGTCCAATGCCCTTTAGGGATGTGTTTGCCATAATATATATTACCTTGTCTTGATCTTAGTCGTTCCGTTCGATTTTATCATAGTTACGGTCTTCGCATTGTCCATTAAAGATTTGAGATAATTATTATGTGTAATTACAAATAAACACTTATCTTCCTTTAATTCGGACAACAGTATGTAGAGTCCTTCAAGACCTTCTTGATCAAGATTTTCAGCAACTTCATCGAAAAACATTAAATTTGTCTTCTGATTATGTGAGATTCTCAAAAGCTCCTGTAAGCCTAGCATAACAGACAGGCTAATTTTTTTCTTTTCACCTCCCGATAGGGACATGTAATGAATCGTATTTTTGTTATGTGTGACGGTTTCCTTAAGGCTTTCATCAAACTCTATGAAAAACTTACCTTGCGATAGATGAGAGAGATAAAAATTTACTTTAGAATTAAAGTAGTCTAGTACGTTTTTAATAATGTACTTTACAATTCCCGATTCAGAGAATGCCTTCTCCCAAAAACGCATAACCTCATACTTGCTAGTGTACTCTTGCTTAATGTCATGTGCTGCTTGAATCTTAGCAAGTGTCTCCTTCTTAATGTCCTCAAATGTCTCGGACTCTTTCTTGAGTTGGTTGTATTCAATAACCTGATGGTATTCAGAGGAACTGATTGGAACCTTTTTCAATTTGCTTAGGTAAGAAGCTCTGGACTCCTCTGCGGCCAAGATATGATTGCGAGTCACTTGAATGTCATTGTTTATTTTCTTGGGGTGAAAAGGTTGGGTAGACGCTTGACCACATTTATCACAGACTTCAGTTTGATTAGGGAACTCTAACCTGTTAGTAAGATTCTCTAGACGCTCTAACTCAGCCTCTAGGTCTTTATCAATACCAGCAACACTCCACTCAATAGATCTATTACTTGTCTCAATATCAATAACCTCTTGGAGTGTTAACGATAGGACTTCCTCTGAGTGCTTCCCTTCAACCCCCTTTCGTAGCTTCTCTAAATGTGTAAGCTGCTTGTTAAAAGACGTTAGACTCTTCTCATGTTCTTGGATACCAGCATCCTGCCTCTTCACCACTTGGGAATACTCGGACTTCAAAGCCTTAACGGAATCCCGAAGAGAAAAGAGTTCATCCAGATTTAGGAAATTCTTTATGATTGTCCGCTTGTCTTCGGGCGTAGCGTTAATGAACTCAATGTTATTCTGCTGGCCGAACACGGTAGAAGCGAGGAACACTTTATAGTTTACTTGTAGAAGCTCATCAATCAGAGCTTGAGTGTTCAAAGCATTGTCCCTAGTGAGTTCTTTATCTCCCTTGTGGACCTTTAGGTATACAGGCTTCTTACCTCGCTCGATTACAATGTCATCGTTGACGGTAATCTTAACGGAACAGTTCTTTTTTTCTGTATTATTAATGAGAGCTTCCTCGGTAGACTTTCTGATTGTCTTACCGAACAAGCCCCAAACAACTGCTTCGATTAACGTACTTTTTCCTGAGCCATTGCTACCGTTTGTATCCTTGTTGATACCTTCAATTAATACAATACCTTCGTACTTATCAAACTTAAATTTTACATCCTTTATGGAGTAAAAATTATTGATTTCTATCTTGTTGATTTTCATGAATAAGTTTTAGTCCTGATAAAAGTTCATCTTTATTAATCTTTGTTTTATTTGAGTTGATATAATGTTCAATCAAATCATCATTGAGAGCGGTGGTGAATACTCTCCCGTCAGTCTCAAATTCATCCTTCTCGTCTAAGAGAGGCTTGTATTTAATCTCCAAAGATCCAACCTTAATCTTATCACACAATTCTGCGATGCGATCTTGGTCTTCGTTAATTGTATTAATATTAATCCGAAGTAAAGTATAATCAGTAGGCTTGGAGTCTTTGTTAATCCAATCTAGGTTATCCTCTACATTGTCATAGTCTACTACTAAGTGTCTTGGTCCGTATTTAGAGGGTAATTTACCCAACCCTCTTTCGTCCAAGATCCCGTAGTAGCAGTCTTTTCCTGCTTCTCCGAAGTTGGTGGAGTAAGGGGTTCCGAGGACTGTGACGTTCCCGTTCCTACCTTCTGTATGAATGTGCCCAAGAATTGTAGGGTTCTTAAAGTCGGATATAGACAAGCTAAAATCAGCATCGCCAGCAGAGTTAAGCACCCCATTATAACCAAAGTGGCCGAAAATAGTATAACCTTTAGGGGCACAAGCAAGATCGTCTTTAATTTTTTGTTCATCTTCATAGTGTGGAATAAACATCCACTTGTTTTTGTGGTCGATGTAGGTGTGAGTAATTACTTTCACTTTAGAATTTTCGAAAAGACTTAAGGAAGTAACTCCATCATCAGACTTGGTTACGCTATCATGATTACCTCTTAGGATAAAAACCTCTCTGTCTTGAGAGACTGTATCAATCATTTTGTTTAGGGCTAGGAGTACCTCAGGGCGAGGATTTCGGTGCATCATTAGATCCCCTAAAAAAATTACTTTGTCACACTCCTTATGTAGGTCACAGATCTTAATAACAGCTTCTCTTTGGGCATCCAACATGCCTCTAAACTTGTTATCGAAATGTAAGTCTCCGATTACGAGAGTTTTATTCTGAGTACTCACACAAAGCCCCCCAACTCATAGGAAAACATTCTTCTAAGATATCACCAATCGCTTCGGCGTAATCTTGAGTTTCCAATTGGGTATGCTCTTCCATTCTTAACTTATATAGGTTATACCAGCCAAGTAAAGTTCCTGTAGTGACTGTAGTGGTATACATGGATTGAGGTAGCATCATCCTAGCCATCTCAGGGGCTACACCATGATCAAGAAAATTATGATAAGCCTCCAAAGCATTTGAGTTTACTGCGATTGATTTATCTCTCCATACTTCCTGTGTTTGCAGGGACAAAGCTCCACCTGACCCTTGTTTGATATTGTCCTCAGGTCTTTTCCTCCAAACTCCTGGCTCATAGAACTCAGGTTCCCCCGTAATATATCTACGGGATACCTCACTCCAAGAAAACCCAACTTGATGCTTACCTAGTTGGCGAAGAACGAAAAGGGGAGCATGAATTCGTAGAGTAACACTAGGGTGACGAAATGGAAGCAAGTGTCCGTGCTTTGCCAAATACTTAATAAGTTTCTCGTCTTTGTCTTCATCTAATTCTTCATGTTGTTTATCAAAGGAACACCTTGCCGCGTTTACTACCAAAAGATCCCCTTGATCTGTATGATTGAGGAGATCGACGTAGCCTTTATCTAATACACTGATTTCTAAATTATTCATAGGATAGGAATACCATTTTCAAAGTGAACTTCTTTAACGTCCCCAAAGGATTTACCAACCTCTGCATCAATCGCAAGAGGCACATCGAAATGGATATTAAAAATCTTCTTAATTAGGGGGTAGTTGACCATCTCATCATAGAGTATAGTGAGTGTTTCTTTCACCTCTTCTTGGGGACAAACTACCTCAATCGAGTCATGGACCGTAGCTACGGGTCTAGCTTGCAGTCCTGCCTCCTTGAAGCGTTGTGAAGCCCCTAGAAGGGACGTAAGAAGTATGTCTGATGCGGCACTTTGGATTGTGAAGTTAAGCCCTTGGCGAAGGGCTCGGTTTACTACCTTGCGATCCTTACTTTGAACGTCAGAGAGGTTACGCTTACGACCAAAGATAGAATAAGCATACCCGTTTCTTTTAACAAAGTTATTAACAAACTCCATGTAGGAAAAGATTCCTGGGTACACGTTCTCATAGTCCTTAATAATTTTCTCTGCTTTCCTCATGGGGATACCCATAGTCTCGCTGAGATTGAACGCGCCTCCACCATATACAATTAGGAATGAAACAGTCTTGGCAATCTGTCTCTCCTCCTTTGTAATGTCTTCCTTGTTAAATAGTAGTTTTGCTGTGTAAGAGTGTAGGTCCGCACCTTTATTAAATGCCAACTGCATACTACCTTCTTTGGCAATGTGAGATAGAACTCTAAGTTCCATTGCGCTGTAGTCGGCAGCAATAAACGCCCAATCGTCAGGAGCCTTGAAAAGACTTCTAATGTTGTTTGTAGTTTCTCGGGGTAAAGTATGGAAAGAGACTCCCATCGCTTTCTGAGCGTTGTACGCAGCGCAGGAGAGCCTTCCTGTTGCAGTCCCGTCAAAACGGAAGTCTACAAAGATTTTCTCCAACTCATTGTATGCAATCGCATTCTTGGTTCCCTCGATATAAGTCTTAGTAAGTTTCTCAGACTTACGAAGTTCCAACAACCCATCCAGGAATTTCTTAGACTCCATGAGTTCTTTCTTAGTTTTGGAAGCGATAACAGACTTACTAATCTTCTTCCCTTCATCTCTGTATTTCCAATTAACCACGACTCTCTAACTCCGAATTAATATGTTCAAGAAGTAGCTTAAGGGTAGGGGCAGAGACAGAAGGCTTTCCTTTAGCTGTCTTGTCTGGGGGATAAAGTTCCATGCCATCCTCTCTAGTGTAAAGGATTTCGATTAGATTGTGATTGGATGAGAGGTTGTCCATCTTGGTAACACTCTTACAAGTATACAAGAAGTCCTCCTCATCCATATTATTAGAGCGCAACTTCTTCCCAACAGATTCAAGGTTGTCGAGGTCTACGTCTAGACCATTATACTCCATCTCTGAGAAAGTTTCAAGAGAAGGCATGACAACATGTTCAATAAGATTCATAACAGGTTGCCCTTCTAACTTCTCCATGATGAGGTCAAAGAGTTTGAGGGTAAAGTAAGTGTCCATCGCGTTGCCTTCGCAGCAATCAGACAGATCCATGTTCGCCCAATCAAATGTTTTTGGGTTATCAATCGTCAGCATTAGAGATCCTCTAGCTCGTTAGCGAAGTAAAGTTTAGTTAAGTCCATCAAGCTCTTGGGCATATTCTCATCAAGAAGGTGGTGCATAATCTTAGTATCCCACACATTCCTTGTGTGAATTCCATAATTAATTAAGAATTTTAAATCAAACTTAGCGTTATGGAATACCTTTCTACAGGTAGGGCTTTCTAAGATCTGTTTAAGAGATTTCCAAGTCGTATCGTAGTGTTCTTCCCCCTTCCTGAAAGGGCTATCCTTATGGTCCAAAGGGATAACCCAAGTCCCATCCTGAGTCGAAAAGGAGATAGACATAATACTGTCCTTTAGGAAATTGAGTCCAGTAGTCTCAAGGTCGGAAGCAATAGTCTCGGTCGAGTTCCCTAACCTCGTTGCCAACTCCTGAACCTCTTCGATCTTGGTAAGAACTTTGTAACTAAAGTTGCCTTCAGATTTTTTACCAAGTACATATTTCTCATAAGCATTTTTAATATCGGCTCTAAAGAGAACTGTGTGCCTAGGCTCTTTAATGCAGGAATAAGGATGAAAAATAGGCACAACAATGCAACTATGCCCTCCATTAGTAGTATACTCATACGATTTCCCTCTCTTGTTTGTGATGCCACTCTTTTTAATTAGCATCTTCATGGCTAGGTTGCCACAAGGGAACACTAGTTTCGGTTTAACTTTATCAATGGTCGCTTCAAGGTGAGCGCGACATAGTTTCATATTACTGGGAGACATATCAGCCTCCTTCACGGATGGACATTTTACAGAAGCAGCTAACTGGTAGCTCTCTTTGTAACAGTCGTTAATCAGAGCAATCTCAGGTTTAGAAAAACAACTGATCTCCCCTAGTCTATACTTGAAGGAATCAGATAGGAATAAAACAGAAGACTCTTTCAGGTCTTCATAATCCATAACCGAATGTTGCGGTTTACTTTTCTCTAAAATGCTACAACCATCACATAATGGGTTGTCCCCGTGGGTTTTATGCCCTGCATACAGTTTATTGAGGTCAAACATGGCTATTATAAGGTATGAAGAATTATTACATAGATAACGAGAGATTTGAGGAAATCATTCTATTATACCAGCAGGATCCCGAAACTCACCAAGAAGATCTAGTTTCTTTATTTGATTTGCTAATAAACAACATCATAGACTCATTTAATTTCAAGGTAGACTCTGATGATGCCAAACAGGAATGCTTTGCTCTAGTACTCAAGACTGTCAAGAATTTTAAACCAAAAAAAGGAACAGCGTTCAATTATTTCACAACGATTATTGTTAATAATATGAAGCTGCTCTATACTAGAGACAAAAAATACAGACAGAAAATCGAGAACTACATAGACAGACGAAAAGACGATTTCATGTAAGCTTCAATGATCTCTCAATCATAGAGAGATAATCTTCTGATTGAATTCCTCTGTTACCTAGACGGACTAGGTGCGGTAACTTAGTTGTGTTGTAAATAACAAAACTGTGAGGCATGTTGAAGCTATCAACAATATAAAGAGGTTGCCCTTTCTCTGTGTCAGAGTAAGCCTCCTTTAGTTTAGATACTAGTTTCTGAGATCGTTTATCCCACAAGGAGGTAAACAAAATGTTGATAGTATTCCTGTCGCGCCGTTGGGTCCTGAGAATTTTGTTCAGGTCGTTTTCCTTTTTCAGGAAATTTAATTTAAACATTAGCCTTCATACTTAGTGGGACCATCGGACTGCAACAACTCATCTAGTGTTTCAGGTTTATAAGATTCACTTTGGTCAGGAAGGGCCATGTTGTCCACCAACTTTTCAATTTTGGTTGGGGCCTTAATGTCTGCACCTGACATATCATTGTTGATCGTCTCCGTTTCAGCCATGCGAACCTCTCCATCCTCATCTTCAAAGACAGTAATTCCAGAGGCGGCAAGTTCATCTTTATTAGCCGCAGCATATTTCTGAACGCTTTCAGCAATAGACTTGTTCATCTGATCAAAGCCTGTAATAAATACGACCTTCATGAACATGTCCTCCGTCATGTCTTCAGGCTTGCACATATCTGCAAAGTTCTTGTAGGCTTGCGCCTCATCTTTCGAAAGTTTAATTAATAATTTCATACGATTTCTGCTCCGTTGGTCAATTCTGATGTTCCATTTAGATACATCTAGTTTAATACTTGTTTGTTCGGGATCCATTTCACTATTATAGTACAGAAGGTTAATTATGGAAGACAATTACGACATTTCTGCGTTAAAGAAGAAAAAGCGTGTAAACAGCAAGGCTAAGGGCTCCACGTTTGAACGAAACATAGCCAAGATACTTAATGATAGATTCAATACCTCAGAATTTTCAAGAAGTCCTGGGTCTGGTGCATTTGCTACAACCCATACGTTACCCGAACACCTTAAAATTTATGGGGATTTAATCACACCACAAAACTTTAAGTACTGTATAGAATGCAAAAAAGGATACAATAACTTAAACTTATATAGCTTATATAATAATAGTAGTGAATGGTGGGGTTTTTTAGAACAATGTCAAAAAGATTCTGACAAATGTGGGAAGACCCCTATGGTCATCTTTAAACAAGATAGACAACCCACACTATGCATCATACCAGACCATATAAGCCCAATAAAAGAGCTACAATACATAGAAATCCACAAAATAGTGGACTGTAATAAGCTTACTTATAGAATATACAAGTTTGATGAGCTTTTAAAGGACGATGATACTACTTGGATTGACTAATTAGAGTCTCAAGTAATCTCATCTGACCTGATAAGTACTGCATAAGTGTAGAACTATTCTCAGCTTCAGGGGAGTCTGGGGTTTTTACAGCAGTTGAAGTAAGAGTTCTTCTAGATACTTTAACTAAGCTTCTGGTTTCTCGACCATTATCTTTTGCACTAGTACCTTCTTGGTTATAACTCATACAAATCCCATTAGGCGCACAAATAGTTACACCAGACTCCTTAAAGGTAAAACTAGGCTGTTTTTCGGGGTCAGGGTTGTTCCTTGCCTTACATATAGTATCAAACACTTCGTTATGCCTAACAGCCAAAGCCTCTCCTTCATCAGCAACAATAAGCTGGTTCATATCTTGCTTATTCGAGCCGCAAATTAGAGAAGATTTAAGCATGTAGTCCATAGCAGCGTCTCTCTTTGTAGGGTCTTCCATATCTTTTTTTAGTTGCCGAAATCTCGCAACTCTCATTACCTGCTCTCTAGCTCTAGCTCTATTCTCTACAGACAAAGGATTATCGCCACTGAAGTTTTTTTGCGTAGGAGAATCACTATCAAAATTAAAGAATGCTGTGGCTAACGGCCCAGGCCTACCTGCAAGTAAATCAATCTGGCTAGGTAGCTGATCAGCTAACAGTTGTAATGTATCGTCTGATTTTTGACTTTTTATCTTTCCTTCAGGAGTAACAAAAGTTAGATCATTAACCAGTAAATCAGTTCGCGACCTCAGGTTTGTTTCTAAATTTTCTGCGTAGGTCCTTAGTGCAGACTCTCTCTCTGTTCCTGTTTTTCCAAAAAGCCTAGTCTGCATAGACTCTTGGAATCCAGGCTCAATATTTTTATCCTCAGTTAGCTCACCTGTAATAAGATCTACCATACGTTGCATACTATTGATCTCACCAAACTTAGCACTACCCATCTTTTGCAGACGCTTTAAACCCACTCCCACCCCGAAAGTACCATCATCTAATTGTGTTACAGAGGATCCTATAGATTTAGCTTTTTCCTCAGCCGCACCCCTATTATTGTAAGCAAACATCAAGTCTGCCCTTTGACCAGTTTTACTAGTTAATCCTCCATGAACAACAGAATCAGCCTTCATAAACTGCATGAACGGATACACTGCTCGAATCTCATTCAATATCCAGCCTTTCATCTTTGCTGGATCGCCAGTTAGTAAGTTTAAAGCATCTGCTTGAACACCTTTAGCAAAAGCATCATCAATACTTTGCCCTGCCTCAGGATCCATCCCACCTAATATTGCCTTTAGTACTTCTTTTTTCTCGATTAACACTTTTTTTAGATCAGCCATTGAGGCTTCAAGAGCTTCTCTTCGTTTCTCTGGGTCCTGTATTCCTCTTGCTGCACCTGCGTTTCCCGCAAAAACAAGAACTGCTTCAAAGAAAGTTCCTTTAATTGCGTTCTTTTCCTTATCATTAATTCCATCCCCAACTAGTTGGGTAAGACCTTCTTGTGCTATTCCACAAGCATCTTCAATTTGTTTAAGAGCTAATTTCTGAACTGCGTTTGGTTCACCAACTACGATACCTTCCGTAGGGTTATCACCAAAAAGAACCAACTCCTTTCCTTTAAACATCCCAATTCGGCCCTTAACAAACTTACATTTTCTTTCATCAGAATTTACTAAAAAGCTAGTTAAAAATGCAGCAGACCTTGCAGCCTGATTCATTAAAACAGGACTTGGATCATTCTGCTCGGTCATTCCCGTTTCAGGATCGACCACTGTTGTAGTTTTTGTAGTTGCTATCTTATACTCCAAACCCATATGGCTTTCACCAGCAGCCACATAAGTCCAAGCGGCTGAACATAATCGTTTTAGTGATGCATCTACAGCCTGAGTATCCGTATGCTGGGAACAATAATCCTCGATGTTAGATTTGACTTTTTCGAGTTGAGTTGTTGTGTCTAGTGCATCTATGCCTTGTTGAGAAAGAAAACCTCCAACAGTCCTTCTTTCTTGCTTCTCTAGCTCTAAACGTTCTTCCTCTGCAAGTTCAGCATCATGCGCCCCAGGACCAGTATCTTGAAAGTAAGACACCAGCCTTTTCCATCCTTGTGAATCAACTATAGGGTTTCCTACCGCGTCTGCAAGTGACATGGGCCTTCCTGCACCTAAAGTTAAGCTAACCCTCGCAGGCTGGGTTCCTTTTGCAGGGCTTAAATAAGCCCAAGGAGCCCCACCTTTCACCCTTTTGCTATCATCGTATTTTTGCTGAACACCTGCCAACGCAACCTCTTTAGCTTGAGCCTCAGCATCTTTTATTGAGGCAGAATCAATATCCTCTTGGCTTGCTCCTTTGTTATCAGGTTTATCCTCAGCCTCGTTAATATAAGTTAGCTTGTAGGTACGTTTTTTAAGCTTACTATAGCTTTCCAGTAGTTCTGAGAAGTAATCCATATCTTATAATAGCTAAGTTACAGAACCTCAGCCTGAATATATACCAGACTGAGGTTCCTTATTAACCCTCCCCTCACCTCCTGTAATTTAGGAAGGGTTGGAGTAGTTGAAAACATTCATGAAATCATACTTGAAGTTAACTGTCAACTGGTGGAATTGGTTAGTTGAGTAGTTAAATTCAGAAGCAGTCCATGAAGTAGGATAGACCCCGTAAAGCTCAATAGTTGAGTGAGGGGTCATAGTGTTATCAAGCATGACCACTTCAACCTTATCAGCCTTGAAGGATTTACCCGCAGTGCCTCCAGGTTGTGAGTTCTTAGTCATTTCACCCGTGATCGGATCATAGATGTTACGGAAGTAACGATAAAGATCAGAAGCGGTTTCACGAAGGTAAAGGTTATCGAAGTCTACGGTAAGTTCACCAGGAGTTGTTTTGCCTGGGTAGTGAATCTTGTCGTTAACACGATCAATAACGATTGCTTCGTTCTTCATCTCCAAACCACCAACTTTCTTAGCAGCAAGAGTTAGGTCAGGTGAGTTTGTTACATCCTCAGGAAGACCAAAGAAGTGAATCTCGAATTGATATGCTCTTACCGAATCAAGATCGGTAGAGATAGTCGGTAGACCTTGACCAGGAGTGAACTCCCGTCCGTACTTAGATTTGTAATATGATGTTGCCATTATTTAATTCCTATAGAGAGCCTAACTGAGCAGATTGATTAGTTAGGTTGATTTCAAAGATGAGGATCTCAGCCGTTTTGGTGGGCTTAACGAGAACCTTAGTCCAAAGTTCGTTACGATCAACTCTGAGAGGAGTGTTAACAGTCTCATCGCAAACCACACGGAACTCGGTAATACCCCTTCTGCGCTGAATGTCATCAAGGAATGGGTTGAGAACACCTTCGATCTGTGACCAAGTGAATTGATCGTTTGGCTCGAACACAAAGCGTTGAGTAGCAGCAAGAATAACCTTGCGGATATAGATCATAAGTCTGCGGACGTTAATTCTATCCAAAGCAGAAGGAGATCTTTGAGTCGTTCTTTGTCCGAAGATAGTGATACCTTGTTGGGGGAAAGAAACAACTGGGTTGACAACGTTTCCACCACTATACATGCTGTCTCTATCACCTTGGTTCAGTTTGACCTCTACATCAGTAGGCTTCGTGAGGCGACCTCTACGGTATCCAGCAGGAGCGAACCAACTATCAGCCACAGCGTCAGTAAAAGCCATCTGACGAGCGCCAAAGATAGCTGGATCAAGCCAACGGTCAATACCATCAAAGACACTGAACACTTTAACCCAAGGCCAGTAGATCGCAGCGTAAGAGCTATTGATTGCAGACGTTCTAGAGTTTGCAGTAGTAGATGATTGTCCATTACTCCAGTCGATAGCATTTTGAACTGTTCCAACAGCATAAGGAGGAGAAACCAGAGCAAGGAAGTTCTGAGTGGATTCAGCCAAGGTGATCAAAGCATTCTGGACCGACTCGGTTTGGATGGCTGGGACTAAAGCAATTCCAATGTTAATCGTAGGATCATCAAGAGATTGCATACCAGTTTTCGGATCCTCAGCAGCACTTCCAATTAGGGCAGTAGCAGCAGTAGCAGCATTGTCACCATTAACTCCACCAGCTAAACTAGTTGCGGCGGCAGGAATGAGCTTCAGGAAGCGAGGACCGTTTGTAGTGATGGGTTCTGCCATAACGACAGGAGTACCCGTTCCAGTATAAGTCGCCTGTGTAGGAGCTAAGTATTGAGTCGTAACTGCAAAGTTAGTAGTTCCCATTAAAGTTCCGAGTTGACCAGCAAAATCCGTAAGTTTAGCAGCGGTTGCATCAGACCCGCCCTTCATAAGGTTTCCTTTAATTGTAGCGGACTTAGCGTTAGTCTCACCTGTATTAATTACATCTTCAATGAATGCACCAGAGCCAACAAAACTCGATTTAAAGTTTTCGGCAGCAGTACCATCCTGATTTACATTAAGTGTGAAGTTTTGAGATCCTAAGTTATTAACTGTAATAGAGTTACCACTTACATTACCATCAGTTCTAGTACCAGCGTTATAACCTGCTCCAGGATATAAAGATTCAATCTCATAAGTGGCAGCGTTAGATCCAGTAGCATTAACAGTTGATCCATAAACTCTAACAGCAGAAGCCATATTAACACCTACAGGAACACCATAATGAGTCGTTCCCTCAATTGCACTTACAGCGGCTAGAGCCGATACTCCAGCGGCTTCGCTGAAAGTAGTTCCAGTACAAGCAGAAACACTCATAGAAGCACCAGAACCCGCGAAGGAACCAAAAATCATTCCAGAAAGAGCCATACCCGCAGCTTCAGCACCCGTGTCACCCGTAAGATAAACACCAGCCTTATCTCCATCTAACCCACCACCAATAACCGATCTAAGTGCCGCAGCCTGACTAATAGCAGTTCCAGCAGGAATAACAAAGTCTTTACCAGCACTAGAGTTATCAGCATACTGAGCCACACCCGCGTTGTCATAAACTTGAACTCTAAGAGTAAGAGCATTGTCAACACCAAAGCCTTGATCAATGGCAGCATTAGTAGCAGCACCAGAAACAAGCAGGGATGGACAAGCTCCGATACTCATCGTTGCAGAGGCATCAGCAGCATCAGAAGTTGCAGCCCTAACAAAGTAAAGACTATTAGTTTGCTCTAAAATTTCTAAGCTTCCCTCCAAGCCTTGACCTAAAATACCTTCAGAAGGTTGACCGAACATATCAAGTAGCCTATTCTGACTCGTAATTAGAGTCGCCTTGTTGGTGGGGCCTTTACTAGCGAAACCTACAACACCAACAATAGAGGTGTTAATAGACGGAGCGTAATCCGAAATATCTTTTTCAATGGTGTAAACACCGGGACTTACAAAGTTTGCCATAATTTAATTCCTAAGCGTTGGAAATTTTAAAGATTCTACGTCTGTGTAGAGTCTTAATTTGTTCTGTGATGTAGCTCTCTGGAACCACAATGCTTTCCCCTGGCTTCATGTAACGCTCTTTGCAACCTTTTTCTGTATTAAAGTAAACAGTGAGTGTTTGAAGACTATCGTTTTTTACAACTTTCATATTTATTAACTCCTACCTATATGTATCACTTTGACCCTTACTTTTTGAAAACTTTTTTATCAACCACCAGCAAATACGTTAGGGGATCCAGTAGCCACACTAGTACACCCCGCAATAGCGTCTCCAACCCTACCACAACCCCTTCCATTAATA